GGGCGCCAAGCTAGACCGTCTCGCTCGTAACGTCCACTTTATCACCGGGCTGCTCGAAGCCGGCGTGCCTATTACTTGCGCTGACATGCCAGAAGCAGACCGCACCTTCCTACAGATGGCGGCAGTGTTTGCCGAATGGGAAGGTCGCCGCATCTCCGAGCGCACAAAGGACGCGCTAGCAGCCGCCAAGCGCCGTGGCGTAAAGCTCGGCTCACCAACACCCGGCAAGGGTGGCGCGGCTAACGCAGGCATCCGTCGTGACGCAACCGCGCAGGTTGCGCCGCAGGCAATGCCGGTTATCACAGCATTACGCAACGCAGGCCAGTCTCTGCGTAGCATCGCATCAGCGCTAAACCATGCGCAGATACCGACCGCAATGGGTCGCCAATGGCACGCCTCAAGCGTGCGCAACTTAATCAACGCATAGGGAGTTAATCATGCAAGCAATCGTAACGCTTTCTTTATACGCACTCATCAGCCTGTCTATCGCAGGCTGGTTTAACCTGTTCGGCCCGGAATATACTTGGTGGAACGTCATCTATATATTGGGGAATTGATATGTATGAAGTTCGCGATATCCCCGCGCACCAAACTAGGCGCTGGTTGTTGGATTTGCACTATGCAAAGCGCATCCCCAACATCACAGACGCTTACGGTTTGTTTTTAAATAAGGAGCTAGTCGGGGTTATAACATATGGCAAACCCGCAAGCCCCTTCTTGTGTAAGGGAGTTTGCGGCGATGAGTTCACCAATTTTGTTTATGAGTTGAACAGGGTCTGTTTGCTTAACAACAAAAGAAACGAGGCATCTCGCTTTATCTCAGCCACACTGCGCATGTTAAGCAAGCCCCGCATCATAGTGTCATACGCAGACACCGCTATGGGGCATTTTGGAACAGTCTATAAGGCGTGTAACTTTTTATATACTGGCGCAACCAAAGCTCGGACAGATGTAGATACTGGGGAAAAACATGCCCGGCATATTGAGGGTCTTGATTACTCCAAAAGAAAAGACCGCTCATCAAAGCACCGCTACATTTATTTTGTTGGTAGCAAGTCGCAAAAGAAGACATTTTCACGTTATTTAAATTACCCTGTTATGCCGTACCCACTCGGTTCGTCAGACAGATACGAGGCTAAATCTAAAATTGAAACCCAAATGGAGATATTCTAATGGTCGGAAAACTAACACCTGATAACATGATGTCCGCATCACTATTACCTGCGCTGATGAACCTATCGCCATACAAAACACCAAACGCGGTGCTTGGCGAGTTTATCGACCGCGACGAAAACAAGCCTGTTGAGCAATGGGCTGGCAACGAGCTTACCTTCTGGGGCGATGTTCACGAAGGTGTCATATTGAAAGAAGTGCAGAAGCGCCTCGAACTAACTGAGCTTGAGGATGATTTTAACCAAGCGTTCTTTCACGATGCGTTACCGCTTGCCGCATCGCTCGATGGCAGGGCCACTGTTAGCGGCGAGATAGTCGGCAACCATCGCAGGGGTGTTTACCTAATGAACACTGACGGCGCTGGCATTATGAACCAGAAAATTATTCTGGAGTGCAAGACGACACAAGCACCAACAGAAGATGTGCCAGCGCTCTATCGCGGTCCTGTACAGCTACAGGCTCAGATGATGTGTGCTGGTGCTGAGTGGGGCGCGGTGTGTGTGCTGTATCGTGGCTCAACGCTACGCATCTTTCTCTACAAGGCTGACCCAGTTGTTCAAGCTCGTATCACCGAAGCCGTTAAAGATTTTGAGAACCGACGCTTCAATAAAGACTGGTATCCGCTCCAACATAGTGAGGATGGTAATGTTGCATTCGGTCAGGTAGATGATGCCGCGCCGCCGCTAGACGTACAAGAGGGAGATGTGCAAGATGCTATCGAGGTTCTTGTAGAGGCAAAGCGCCTCAAGAAAGAGGCGGAAGAGGAGATTGCAAACGCCGAGGTCGTGATTAAAGAATTTATGGGTAACCATGAAGAGGCTCGCACGATTGTTGATGGCACAGACACTATTATTAAATGGCCTATGCGTAAGAGACGCGCACAGCCTGAGAAGGTGACGCCAGCAAAGCCCGAAGCTGTTGTGAGGCAGAACACATTGCTTGTTAAGGAGCTAAAGAAATGAGGGTTACACCGGGCCAGTATCGCGTTCTAAGCACGATACAGGAGCTGTCTGACGAGCAGGGGTATGTTCCAAGCTATCCGCAGATAGCGGCTGTCCTCGGTGTCTCCACGCAAGCTGTACATAAACACGTCGAAGCTATGGTCGAACGTGGTATAGTTCGCAAGGTCTATGGGATGTCAAACAGTCTCGAAATAATATCACAATAGAATTTGTTCCGGGTAATAAGAGACAGCCCGGAGCATCTAGGAAGGGCAACTGTTTGACATGGCGGTTGCCCTTTTTATTTGTTCTTCTGTTTGATTGTCTCGGTTAAGCCAGCCCCAAAATAGAAGCCTACAATGATGAGCATTATTTCACCTATCCACCATTGGTTCACCAAGTCCTTTATGCCATCGGTATCACCCTTGCCTGCCAGCGTCATGCCTAAAGTAATTACAAAGCACAGCAAAAAGGTAAACGTAAACATAAGCGCGATGTAACGTTGCGCTAGCTTGAACGGCTGATAACTTTGCATCATCTGCACACGCTGTTGCGTCTTCGCGGCTATTTCTTCTTCGGTGCTTGTGTGCATATCATCGATGAGCTGGAGGCCCTGCTTTAGGACATCACCGCTCCCAAGTATCTTGCCTAACACTGCAAACATTTTAATAACTCCATACATTTGACCGGGGTGGCTTGGTGTAGATGTCTAGATGCAGGAAGCGATTGCGCCCTGATTGTGCAACACCGATGCCGGTGAACCCCATGTTAAGCGCAAGCCCCAGTATGTGGTATGCGTCTTGCCCATTACACGCGATGTCTACAGCCAGCCCCATTGTGTGGATGCCCGGCTTATCCTTTGCCGCCTCGATGGGGTGCGTGATATCACGGTAGCCGCTGGTCACCGTCATGCCCTTGCCGTAGTGGTCGCGCAGCTTCTGTAGCTTGTCCATGAAGGCAGGCTCCATGTCGCACTTGCCGCTGTGACTGCACATGAACTCAGCCTCGCTAAAATTTGAATAGTCATTCCAGTTAATCATGTCTCACCTCGCATAACTCTGATGGCGTGTTGCCAACTCTGCACCTCGATGTCCGGGTCATCAAACCGTTTTGGGTTCATCCGCTTGCTGACCGCAGTTAGCTCCGACAACGCTGTAAATATGACCCGGCGCTTCTCGATTGCGACCGTTGCCAAAATGTCATAGTCACCGCGCTGTGGTTTCTTTTTCTTTAACCCGGTGCCGTAGTTAAAATGGTAGGTCGGTGCGCGCCCGTCATATTCTTGCCGCAACCTACCCGACTTCACCTGTATCGTTATAAACCCCAGCTCATCCCACGCGCAGAGGTCTACTTTATCCTGCTGTGCCATCGCGCAACCCTTGATGCCGGGCAACAGCAGTATCGCGGCACACGCAATGTGTTCTCCAATTAACCCTGTGCGCGTCTCTCCGCTCAAGCTAGCATCACCGCCGCAATGAGGCACGAAACAACAAAGGCGATTGCCAGTAGCGCGATGCCTATTGTCTTAATTGTCTCGAACAGCTCATGCTGTTTTCGGTTGTGTTCTATCTGCGCCTGCTTCGCAACTTCCTTTGCTTCTTGTATGCGCCGGGCGCGTTCATTCACGATGCTGGACCATGTGCCATGCCCAAAACGCTGGTCTACCATCACAGAAACTTCGTATAATTTTTCTGCGGCAATCTTCGCGTCGATGGTTTCCTTTGCGACGCTGTTCACGCTGAACTGATTAGCCCCGGCCTTCTTGTTGCGCGCCTTCTGCGCCTGCTGTTCCCCAAGGAACAAGTCATCCAGTTGTTTCGCCACGTCCGATATATCAGTAGCGGTTGCCATGGCTGACTTGATGCCATCGACCGCGCTCTTAACCAGAGCTAGACCCGCTAGTGTTTCAGCTATCACGCTTCGGCCCCCAGAATATTTGATAGACCCTGTATGCACCAACAATCATAGCCGCCGCTGCCGCGAAGAACCCGAACCAGTCTGTCAGTGCGTTTATCCAGAGTGGCGCAGTGATGCCGCTAGCCACAATGACTATGTCTGTGTGTGCATCTTTCATCTTATAGCTCATCAGGCCAATTATGAATTGGAGCCTTTCCAGTTGGCTCACCATTGCTATCAACAGGTGTGTCGAACAACCCTTTGAACGCATCTATATCTGCCGCATTATCTATGGCTGTTTCGATTGAGCCAGAGGCACTGCGAACAGCGGCTCTGTAATTTGTGACTGCTGTGCTTAATGTCTTACTGCTATCTTCTTGCAGACGAATAACCATCCAGTCAGTACCAGCTAACAACGCACCAGCCGTTACCTTTGTCTGCGCTTTATGCTGTGACTTCAGCCCAAGCGTTACGCCTTGTTCGCCTGTCTCAGGGTCTGTAACAGCTTTGCCATCGTCATCAACCCAAAGAGTGTCAGCAAGTTCACGGGCTACGCCAGCCGACCAATAGAACTTATTATCAAATGGTGCTGGGTCATCTTCCCAGACAAGGCCTTTGTCAGCTTTTGTTGTGTCATCCCACACCATCCAATTATAAGGATGCTGGGTGCCAGAGCTATCTGTCCAAGCCTTACCCGCCCTGATGATTGTGTTGTTGTACTTCCACATTGTATGCTCCTATCGGGCGTTGGAATATTTGAAGGGTTGCTCGGCAAATGCAAGATAGATATAGCTTGCTCCGTTTTGGTTCATTATATCTGCACCCGCATCGTTTCTATTTTTGAAACCATTGCTAAGAATATCAAACTCGTTGTTTGTCCCAAGTGATGATTCCGAATTTGCTAAATTTGCGCCAAGCCACGCTGTGATTTCATTAGACGGGCTTCTTTTTGTGTCAATGATAACCCAATGTGATGCACTGTCAGAACGCTTTATAAGCAAAAAGGCAGGGCGAAAATTTAGGTTTATATAGGGGCCATTGGGGTTTGCATTTCCGATGTAAACACCAGCCTTGCAATACCCTTCAATGTCTGTGAAGCAATAGGCAATAAAATCAGCATCAGTTCGGTTGCCAGAATTAAATGAGCCAACACTAAAAACATTGTCAGTCGGCAAAGTGTTATTCCAGTTTCCGTTATCGTTACCGCTGTTTTCTTCCGCATTAGATGTATCTAATCCCAGTGCTTTTGCAATCGAAACACCAGTGCCCCACACGCGCCAATTAGATGCATTGTCTCTGTCTTTTACAATTATAAAAGTTGGTGTTTTGCCCAAGTGGTGCGGTATCGTATGCCCCGCAGTGCCATTGCCTTTGTATGTTATAATAGAAAAGCCAGCCTCAGTATTTACAGAACCTGAGTAGGCTTTTGCTGTGCCGGAACCTGATGTGTTGCCAGATACGGCTGTGCCAGCAAGCCAGTTCCACGACACAAAAGTTTTAGCATTTTGATTAGTCCCATCGTATGCATTATTTCTGCTTACAGTAAAGCCATCACTGTCGAAGCTAGATACAGTGCCAACATCGCCTTCAGCCGTTGTTTCATTAGAAAACAGACGCTTACCAGCGCCTCGAATACTATCGTGCAGTTCGTGGTAAGCTGTCCCAGAACGTGATTTTATCCAAGTCCAGTTAGGCTGAAAATTTACACCCGTGATTGCAAGACCGTTACTACCATCGCCCGTGTACAACACCGTGTTGAAATAAGCCTCACCCGAAATTATGCTAGGCTCTGGCAGGTTGGCTGAACAAATGGCTAAATGTCCAGATATAGGGCTTTGTGCAAAATCACCAATCCCATTGTCATCGCTATTGCCGCCAGCAGATTCAAGACCAGCAAACGTGCTATCTTGTCCAAAGTTTACACGCTGTTCCAGTCTGTTCTGATTCATTTGATAGCAAACAAATGGATAATAAGTGCCGGCCTGAACGCCACTTATTGTGTGTTCTAACGTGCCGTTTTTATAAAACTTTACCTCATTGTCAACCAAATTTAATGCAAGCCCAATGGTATCACCAGCCGCAACCGATAGTGTGCCTGACGCATTTGCATTAGACCCGTTAGCACGCTCCCTTGCAAAACTGCCAAATCTAAAATACGCATAGCCAGTAGTTCCAGACACCACACCGCCATTCTC